AACGAAGGGCATTAGAACTAACCAAACTTGGTGAGTATTATGACCAATTGATTGTTGAAGCACAAGCAAATAATATTGATACTACAAATTTAGAGGCTGCAAAGAACACGGCTCTTTCATTAAAGAATGATGAGTTTAGAGCGCAGGATACTGAAAAACAAAAAGCATATAGAGAACAAATATCAGCTTTAACGATTGGTGCTGCTACAAACCTTATCTCTACATTGAGTTCATTGAATGAGTTATTCGCAGGTGAATCTGAAGAGGAACAAAAGAAGGCATTCAAACGAACTCAAGCACTTCAAATTGCACAAACTGTAATTGATACATTCCGTTCAGCAACCGGCGCATTTTCATCATTAGCAAGTATACCTATTGTTGGTCCGGTATTAGGTGGTATAGCTGCAGCAGCTGCTGTAACTGCAGGACTCGCAAACATCAAAAAGATTAGAGAACAAAAGTTTGAAGGTGCTGGTGCTTCTGGCGGTTCTGTTCCATCTGCTGGTAATCAAGGTATATCAACTCCAACTGCTACCGGAGGTGTTACCCCAATAGGACAATTACCAGCAGGTTCTATTTTAACTCCACAATTTGGACAACAAACACGTGGACCTATTCGCGCATTCGTTGTTGCAGGTGATGTTAGTGATGGATTAGAAGCTGATAGAAGAGTAGAACAAAGAAGAACTTTGTAAAATAATCCTAAATCACTTTCTAAACATATAATACAGGATAAGGAAACACGAATGAAGAAATCCCCTAAAATAGTAAAGTTGGATATCAATGAGGAAGACAATTTCTCTGGCGTAGATTCTATCGCATTGGTAGAAAATCCAGCCATCGAACTAAACTGGGCCTATTTCTCCAATCAAAAATTCCAATCATATACCGATTACCCAGACGCTGTTTCGAATAACGCAAAACGTGGTATTGAACTCAACGAGAAAGTGAACAATAACTGCGCTACTCAAGTTGGCAAAGTTCGGGCACAACAACTCGCAAACAAAGAAGCCATTTCAGTTGAGACAATCAAAAGAATGTATTCTTATCTTTCAAGAGCTGAAACGTATTATGACGAGTCTGATACTGAAGCTTGTGGAACTATCTCATACTTGTTATGGGGTGGTCTTGCTGGTAAAAGATGGTCAGAATCAAAACTCAAAGAGTTAGGTTTATTTGAAGGAGCAATTGATGTTTCTACATTACCCAATTATGTAAACCAACCATCAGGTTCTTTAATTGTTAAAGACATTTATCAATCTATGGAGATTGATGTATTTGGTTATAAAACAAAATACTTTTACATTTGTCCTGGCGCAATCTCTACATTTCAAGATTTAACCTCACTTGAGTTAGATGAAGATGTTGTAGGAATGGTTAGGTCAGCCGCTCAAATTGCAGATAATGTATTTCTAATTGAGAAAAACGCAATTGAACGTGGTATTACATCAAAACAAGAGTTAGACGAAGCAATACTGCTTGTAGATGATTTCCAAGACCTTATCAGAGAGATTGAAGAATTAGTAGGTAGAACATACAATACCTCATACATGGATAACCACATTATTACAATTAGGTCTTATTTAAAAGATGTATTTGTAGAAAACGCAGGTGGGTTCTCCGTTGGTGATTATGTATCTTGGACTTTCGCTGGTAGAGGTGATGACGCAGATAGAGGTAGAGGTCAGATTATTGACCTAAGAGTAAGTGGTGAAGTAAATGTTCCTGAAACGGATGTTACACTTACAGCCACCGAAGAAGAGCCAGTAGCATTGATTAGAACTCGTAGTGGTAAAGTCGTAGGACAATACACAAGAAATCTTCGTAAGATTCAGAAGCCAGAAGGCTTCGTAAAACCATCGGTTGGTGAAACCCAAGATGATTTCTTAGGTCGTTGTATTCCTTATGTAATCAATGAAGGTAAAGACCAAGACCAAGCTGCTGCAGTTTGTTATTCATATTGGAGAGAAGGATTTGATGGTAAGATGGAAGATTACTTCCGTGAATTATTTGATTTCTTAGGATATGTAGATGACCTGCCTGTTTATTCAACTCCTGAAGAAGCAGAAGAGGTTGCAGAAATCGCAGGATGTAAGGGATACCACGAACATCAGTTAGGTGACCTTGTAGTTTATATGCCATGTGAATCACATGATGATAGTTGGGACTCCTTACTTGCAGAACTCTATAATGAGTTTCAAAAGTCAACAAAACGTTCTTGGGATGAGTTGAGTAATGACCAAAAAGATTCTTTATTACAATATCTTGATAAAGTTGCAGTTGATGCGCCTGATTCAAAGGATAAGTTTAATAATGTAAAAACATCAGACATCAAATCAGCTGGTAGAAACTTTGGTGAATCTTTTTTAGATACACCATCTACAAAGATTCGTTATCAGTATGAAGGACCTGTTGATTCAAGGAATCGTGACTTTTGTCGTATCTTAATGACACGATATACCCAACAAGGTAAAGTCTTTAGAAAAGAAGACATCAATAATATGTCATTTGCTGGTGTCAATACAGGCTTTGGCCCAAATGGTATCAATGAATATAATATCTTCTTATATAGAGGTGGTAACAATTGTAGACACGAGTGGAAAACAGTGGCATATACCATTGGTTCTGATGGTGATTGGATGAACTCTACAAAAGAAGTAAGTTCTATCGCAGAACTACAAAGTATTATCGCACCAAGAAATCCACAAAGTGAACTTGGTGTTATTGAAGGACCACTTGGAATTGGAACGCAGTTTTCTAAACAAAACTTTACAGACCAACAAATTGTTGCTGGTCCGTTTATGATTCCAAATAAACTTATTTATCGTAGTGATGAAGATGATGATGAATATTATGTTTACTTCTCTGACGATACGATTAAAAAGATTGCATACAAGTATATGCAAAACAAATATACGGACTCTACTAATATAGAACATCTCTCAGCACTACAACTCAATGATGTGTTTGTTGTTGAAAGTTGGTTAGTAGAAGACCCGAAAAGAGACAAATCTCTCATCTATTCAGGTGGGGAGGAGTATCCCAAAGGAACTTGGTATGGCTTGATGAAAGTCAAAAACAAGGGAGTTTGGGAAAACTATGTTAAAACAGGTTTAGTAAAGGGATTCTCCGTTGAAGGTTTCTTTATAGATGAATTACTAAACAAAACTAAAGTTTAACATATTTATAAATAAGAATGGTGAACGATATGCCAAATACCAAGATGAACTTCTGCGGAAAACATAAGGTGATGGGTTCGTTCAGGTTCAGAATGTTCAACAAAACTAAAAAGGATTAAATTATGAGTTCTATTAAAGAATTAGTAAAAAAACACTTCAACTTGGTTGAAGCCCGCCAATCCTTTGGTGAAGTGATGACCGCTGACGGTGAACTTACTCTAACCTACGAAGGTGACGAGTTAGCCCAAGGTCTTGCTGTTTTTGTTGTTACTGCTGATGGTAATGTCCCAGCTCCCGATGGCGAACACGCTCTCGAAGGTGGCGTTACTATTGTAACAATGAATGGTAAGATTGAAGCTATTAAAGAAACCGTAGCTGAAGCACCCGCTGAAGAAGTTGCAGCTAAAAAGCATGATGACAAAATGATGGAAGAATCCCCAGTTGAAGCAGTTGCTGCTGTAGTAGAAGACGCTATTTCAGAAGAAGTAGTAGAAGCTGTTGCAGAAGCAGTAATTGAAGCAATTGGTGAGATGATGAAAAAAATGGAAGATAGAATGGCTGCCCTTGAAGGTAAGTTTTCTACTTTTGCATCGGCTCCTGCTGCAGAAAAAACGAATGCTGGAAAATCCAGCACGACAAAGTTCAATAGTGACTTAGCCCCTTCACGCAACAAAGCGTTAGTGGATAAGTTTATTGCTCTTAAAAACAAAAAATAAAAAAGAGGTATTATTATGGCATTTAATGTTGCTACATTAGCAGATTTCAATAACGAGACAGCCGGTGAGTTGTTCGTGAAATCAATTATGGAAGGTTCTACCATTGAGTATGCTACCGTAAAAGAAGGTATCAAATACAAAGAACCAATTAACTTATTCGAAGTTGACTTAAACATCGTTGACGGTCGTGGATGTGTAACATCTATGGCAGGCACTGCTTCATTCACTCAGCGTGATATCGAAGTATGTCAGCGTTCTTCTCATGATGGTTTGTGTCTTCGTGACCTTGACACCAAGTATTTGGGCGTATTACAACCTGAAGGTTCGTATAACGAGTCAATGACTTTGATTCAAGAGTATTCTGACCAAATCGTAAGAGGTTTCCAAAAGGCAAACGACCAGTTCATTTGGACTGCTAACACTGCTTCTGGCGATTGTTCAAATGGTTTGAATCAAATCCTCAAGTCAACAACCGTAGGTGTTGTTATCCCAGCATCTATCACAGGTTCTGCTCCAACTTCAACTAACATCGGTGACAACGTTGATGTAATGATTGAAAGCTTAAACGCTGATGTTCAAGACCGTGAAGATTTGACTGTATTTATGTCAATCACTAACTTCCGCAAGTATATCACTTGGTTGAGAAACGAAAACAACTACCACTTCGACCCAGCTGCTGTAGAAAACCGCACGAACTTTATGGCTATGAAGCACCCATTCACTCCTAACGTAACTATCGTAGGAACTATCGGTCTTCAAGGTTCTAATCGTTTGGTTCTTGGACCAGCAAAGCACATCGTAGTTGGAACTGACTTATTGTCAGATGTATCAAACTTCCAACTTTGGTATGATATCAATGACGACAAGTTAAAGCACCGTGTTGTTACCAAGTTAGGTGTAAACGTAGCTTACCCTGAATTCTGGGTATCTAACAACCAAGCCTAATCATAGTTGAATAATATAAAAGGAGATAAGATATGAGTAATTTTTGTGATATTAATTCAGGGTTTATCCTTGGATGCCGTGATAACACGGGTGGACTAAAAAACATCTACATCTTGTCTGGCTCTATTGATTCAACAAGTGGCACTACTGGTTTGATTAGTAGTATTACTGGTTCTGGAACTTTCTACAAATTTGAATTGACTCGCCAAACAGGTGACTTCACCGAGGCAATCACTACAAGTGTAGAAAACGGAACTATCTTTTACGAACAAACCGTAAACGCGCCATTCCACAAACTTCAATCCTCGACTCGTAACAAAGTTAGAGTGCTTGCCAAAAACCCTGATATTAGAATGATTGTTGAAACAAACAATGGTTCTGAAGATGGTGTTGGCGTATTCTTCTTGTTAGGTCAAACTCGTGGATTGTCATTGAGTGGTGGACAAGGCCAGACCGGAACAGCTTTCGGTGACCTCAACGGATACACTCTTACCTTTACAGGTCAAGAGCCAGAGCCAGCGTCAGAACTTTCGGGTTCTTCGTTGTCTGCTGTCCTTTCAGGCATTACCGTAGGTTAACATCTATAATTTAGTAAAAAGGGGGGATTAATATCCCCCCTTATACTATCAATTGAGGGAATAAATGATATTATTAAACGAATCATCATCAAATACATTTGTTATTCAACCCACAGCTTCTTTTGCTGATGGGTCTTCGTTCGTTTATAGGTTTACTGATGTATTCTCTCAAGAACAATACACCGGAACTGCTACAGGTTCTAACTACGGAAATTGGATAAAATTACCAATTAACGTTTCAACTTCATCTTATATTGTTGGAGTTAATGTATCCACCCTACCCCTAAGAGGTGGAACTTACGAAGTCGAAGTATTTCAACCTGGAATTATAACACCTTCAATTTATGGAACTGAAACTCGACTATGGGGATTAATACAAAATATTTGGTCATATGTGCCAAGTAGTAATACAACTGGAAACGGAATATGGACATCACGAGCGTGGGTTTCGGAGAGTATTGGAAGAACGAATTATACTTCTACTAATGAAATAGCAGCTTATGTTGTATACAACGGATAATGAATATGGAAAATAAAAAACATAAGTTTTCAATCATTCCAAAATACGCGGAATATATGTATCCCGATGGAATGATGTTTGAAGATGATAAAGGAGATATTGTCTACTATGGTGTTGACAATAAATTCCCACAACTCTTAATTGAATTATATCGTAAATCTTCAGTTCACGCTACTTGTGTCAATGCTAAACATCAAGCAATTGTTGGTCAAGGTCTTACAGGCGTTGACGAATCTATTTTAAGCATTGCAAACAAAGAAGGTGAAACTTGGAATGACATCTTCAACAAAATCGCTTTAGACCGAGTTCTCTATGGAGGATTTGCTCTTGAGTTGATTTGGTCTAACGATAGAACCAAAATTGCAGAAATATACCATATTGATTTTTCATACATCAGAGCTCATAAAGCTGACCATAGAGGAAATGTTCCTGGCTATTATGTTTGGAATGGGTTTGGTAAAAACAAATCAATCGTTCCTTTCAAAAAAGATATTCCCTACCTTCCGAAGTTTTCAAAGGTAGATAGAACATCACCATCTCAAGTTTTTTACTTTAAACCTTACTCTACTGGCTTGGATTACTATCCTTTGCCTGATTACATGGGTGCTATAAAGACAATTGAGTTAGATGTTCAAGTGGATAACTTCCACACCAATAACCTCAAGAATGGTCTTGCACCATCTCTTGCTATTACAACATTTACTGACGCTAACGATGAAGAAAGAGAAGCGATTGAGAGAATGTTGAGAGCGGCATATGCTGGAACCGATAACGCTGGTTCTTTGATGTATATGGATGTCGCAAATAAAGACCAAGCTCCCATAATCACTCCAATCCCACAAAATGGTGCGGATGGATACTACACAACTGTAAATGATATGGTGACTCAAAAGATTCTTACAGGTCATAGAATTACATCACCAATGTTACTGGGTATCAAGACCGAAGGCCAACTTGGTGGTAGAACTGAATTATTAGACGCCTACCAACACTTCTTGACCACAGTGATATATCCGATGCAATCAGACATTTTGAAGACATTAGAGAGCATATTTAAAATAAACGGAGTTGAAACAACTCTTGGTATTGAACAAATTCAACTATTTGAAGATGGTCAAGTAACTGAAGTAGTTACTTCAGTAGAAGTAGATACGGTTGACGAAGTAATATTAGAAAACAAAGTAGAGGGAATTCAATAATGACAGACACCTTATTTATCAGCGAAAACAAATTAAAGAATTTCTCTGACCTAAACAATGGTCTTGACCCAGACTTATTAAAGAATGCGGTTAGAGAAGGTCAAGACATTCACATTCAAAGAATGTTAGGTAACAAACTATATCTTGTCATGATTGACAAGGTGAAAAACAATCAAGTAACTGGCAACTACCTTACTTTGATGAACTACATTCAAGATTCTCTTCTTTATTGGGCTTATTACGAAGCTCTTGAGTCAATTTGGTTGAGACCAAGAAACAACGGATTACTTATTCCTCAAGGTGGTGCCGAAGCAAATGCTGCTGATGGTTCTATTTATGATAAGAAAAGAGAGTCTGTAAAAAACAAAGCAGAATGGTATTCGGAAAGATTAGTTGGTTATTTGATTGACAATGAAACACTCTTTCCAGCTTTTGGAACTGAAACTGGTATGGAAATCGTACCTGACCAAAATAGTCAATTCAAATCTCCTTTTGTAGGTCGTAGTGGTTACGCAGAAGCGATGGCACGATTAGGTATAAAACTTACGGATTCAAGATACAAATATTTACCACAATAAAAGGATACACAATGGGATTTAATTTAACAAACGAACCAATTCAGGATACTTACCAACAACTTGTTCAAGTAAGTGGTTCTACCTTGGTTAATGGAACTGGCAGTCTTATTTCAGTCGTAGTCAGTTCAGCATCATATGCAGACTTTGCATTAACTGCTTCATTTGCATTGAATGGTGGAGGTGGAAGTATTGATACATCTTCTCTTGTAACAAAAATTGAATTTAACGCTTACACAAGTTCAAATGACGCTTCGGTTGCTAGTAAAGTTGGTAATTCAACTTTTAATGCTTATACAAGTTCAAATAATAGTGTAGTTAACGCATTAGTAGCGGCTACATCTTCTTATTTGACATCTTTACCAAGTGGCATTCTTTCTTCATCAGCTCAAATTGCAACCAATATTAGTGGAGCATTTACCTCTACTTCAGCATCAATTGCTACGGATATTGCAACCAACACAAGTAATATCTCTACACAAACTTCTCGTGTAGATTCATTAGTTGCTGCTACATCATCTTATGCAAGAACAAATGTAAACAATAATTTTAGTGGAACACAAGACTTTGTAAACATTTCAGTAAGTGGAACTGCAAGTATTGCATATGTTCAACAAGTCACAGGTTCTGCGGTAATCATTGGTGAAGAGTTTATCATTCTAAATACTTCAGTTCCTGCCGCAAGATATGCAGGTATCAAAGTTTATGATACGGGCTCTACTGAATCAACCGCATCATTTTTGTTTGATGGATTATACAATGATTGGTTCTATCAGTATACCGGCTCTGACTCTACTAACTATGGAGTAGTTCTTTTTGGACCTGAATACTCTACTATCGGAACACCTTCATATCCAACATCTAATGTAATTCAAAAAGGAATGGGTGGTCACCACTTGGTTGATTCTAACATTAGTGATAATGGTTCACAAGTATCTATCACAGGCCCCGTATCCGCATCAACTTACCTTGGTGATGGTTCAAACCTTACAGGTATTTCAAGTGGTTTGGTTTTAGGACATGGAGTTGATTCTTTACAATCTGCTCTTACAACTACCCCAGCTTTAGCAAACGCAAATGGAAGTATCTCTATTGGTAATAGTTCATTTACTAATTCAACATCCTCTATAGCAATTGGTTTTAACGCTCAAGTAGGAGCAAATGCTAATGGAGCCATCAATATCGGTAGTGGTTCTATTTCAGCAAACTCTAACGCATCCATTGCAATTGGACAAGGTTCTAATGTATCTTCTAATAGGTCAAATGTAGTTGCCATTGGTGTAAACGCTACTGCTGGTGAAGAAGGTGTTGCTATTGGTTTACGAGCAAGCGGTGTGCTTGTCTCTGGTAATAATGGTCAAAATGTTGCTATTGGTAAAAATGCTAGAGCATCTGGTCAATACGCAATTGCTATAGGTAATGGTACTGTTGCTTCTGATGTCCGTGGAATCAACATTGGTGATACATTTATGTTTAATGGAGCATCTACTATTAGTCTAATTGGTCAAGTAAGTTCTTCACTTGGATTTATTGGTAATGGTAGTGGTCTTACCAATGTAACTGCGGTTTCAGCATCATTTGCTACAACGGCTACATCAGCATCAATTGCTACATCAGCATCAATTGCTACTTTTGCTACAACCGCGGGAAGTGCTACATCAGCATCTTTTGCTACAACCTCATCATTTGCCGCTGGAAACTTTCAAGTTGATGGTCAGATGTTCTCACCCGTATTTAGTGGTTCAATCGCATCATCTACATCATCAATTGATTTTGATAATGGAAACTTTTGTGTTCTTACCCTTACTTCCGCAACCCACATTGCAAACCCCTCTAACATTAAGAGTGGAACAACCTATACCTTAGTTATCAATTCAGGTTCTTTGGCTGCTACTTATGGAACATCATTCAAGTTTGCAGGTGGAACTAAACCTACCTTATCAAACGGAGTTGATATTGTAACAATGGTTTCAGATGGTAGTAGGTTATTTGCAACGGGCTTGGCTGACTTTAAATAAGGAATAATATGGAAGTAAAAGATTCAGTAGCAAACATAACCACTATGGGTGGTATAATGGCTTCATTGATGAGTTTTCAATCAGAGTTGACCATATTATTAATATTAACAGGCTTACTACTAAATGTGACTCGTTTAGTTGATTGGTTTAAAAAGAAAAAGGACTAATATGTTTACACCCGTAGGATTTTTTGCACCTTCTGGATTTAAATTCGGTGGAGTTGCTGGTGCAACTTTTGCTTATGAAGCAGAATCAACTACTGCTCAAGGAGTTTGGACCGATACAACGGGTAATGGTAATACAGGAGTTGAAAGTGCTGAAACTAATACAGGTATAACACACAATACTGATGCTGATGGTAATTATTGGTTTTTAGATAATAGTAATGTTTCAAACTATGATACTAATTATGTTTCAACAAATTTACAATTAGGCGCTGTTTCATCATTTTCTTTTTGTTGTATTCAACAATGGGGAGCTCCACCTTATGATGCGGGCGCCGCCACCAATACCGGTCCTTTGTTTTCAGTTAGCACGGCAAATGGTTACTATGATATGCTTTTTTGGGTTGCTGGTAATAATACCAACACCAATTGGAGACCAACTGTTATATTAGAAAATGTTGACAGAGAACCAGCGGTTTTAAACCAAGGTTCTAATATGAGGGATAAGTGGTGGATGATTTCAGGTGTTTGGTCAGGAACGAATTGGAAAGTTTATCTAAATGATGTTGAAAAATATTCTACTGCATTTTCACCTACTTTGAATTGTGGAACTGATGTAATGGACTTACATAGATTTGGTAGAAATGATAGAAATAGGTCAACTCAAGATTTACAATTAGGAGCTTTAGTTTTTTACAAAAACAAAGCCTTGACTGCTGGTGAGATTGCTGACAATTACGCATACTTCCAAACCTTTTATACAGGACTATAATTTATTATCTTTACTAACGAACCCCTCCTAAGTGAGGGGGTTTTTTTTGCCTTATAATTCTCCAAATCTACCTTTTTAGACCGGTTTTGGAATATTATAGCGCAAAAGAGAACCTCTACCCAAGATGAACAGTCGGAAGGTAGAGGTCTCTAACCAAAAGTAAATTTAGGAGATTGAGGGCTGAATCTCGCTCTCTCTATATACATTATATATCTAAAAATAATGTTGGATTTTACATATCACTAATATACAAAAAAGATTTTACATACACAACTTAACGTTTGACACCGAAATAAACTATTTATATATAACAAAAGAATATAAAATTTAGGAGGAACACGTGAATATGAATGATTATTTACAACAAAATTGGAAAGAAATCCGTAAAAAGGTGAAGGCTGTTACAAAAGGTCATCAAAATACTGATGATTTGTTAAATGACTTAGTATTAGTATTATTAGAGAAACCAATTGAATATCAAATGGATTTGCTTACAAAGAATAAAATACAGCATTGGTTTACATCATCAGCTCAAATACAATTTAAATCAACAACATCCCCATTTTGGTATAAATACAAAAAGTTTCAAAGCGAGACTTGTGAGGTGCAAGAATGGGTGTTGGCGGATGACATCGAAGAAGATATTAAAGCTGAAATCGTTGATTATATCAGGTCTCAACTTGATTTATATAATGTATTTAGTAGGACACTCGCAATTGAACACATTCTTGGTGGTCAATCTTATTCAGAGATTGGTAGAGAATATAAAATCAATCGTAAGTTTATTTCAGAAACTATTACACCTGTCAAGGAAGAGATATTTGCTAAAGTAAGGGAACGTTATGGAAAGACAATATAAAGGATATACCGTCCATTCAGATGGTCGTATATTGAAGAAACGAGGTTCGGGCTTTATTAATCCTAATACTAATCAAAGTGGGTATCATTTTTTTGATGCAATGGAAAATGGTGTAAAGTTTAGATTTCTTGTTCAACGATTTGTATGGGAAGCTTTCAATGGTCCTATTCTTGATGACTTAACAGTAGACCATATTGATGCTAATAAGACAAATAATGATATATCAAACTTGAGATTACTTACACGAGTTGAAAATACCAGCATAGCTAATAGAAAATATACTGATGAAGATATTGCTACTATAAAGTATCTAAAAGCAAATGGTTCGACCTTCAGAAGTATAGCTGAAGAAATTGGGTGTAACAAAAGCACTGTCGTAAGAATATTAGCAAAGAAATACTATTACACAAAATGAAAATACTTGCATACATAGGAATCCTCTCAATCATCTTTGGATTGGGTTGGTTAGGGTATTGGTTATCCACAAAAGTAAAGTGGAGTTTACCAAAGAACCCTGTAAAATCATATATTAGAAAAGTAGTGATGGAATACCTTAAAGAATTACAAAATGATTGAAGTCTTAGGTATTGCAGTTATTGCAAATCTTATTACACATTGGTTTGAGCCTCTTCAGAAGCTTAAACAGGGGGTGTTGGACAAGCTGCCCGAATGGTTAGGAAAGCCGTTCATATGCGCTAAATGCGCAGGATTATGGATTGGTCTTTTTTACTTTCTTGACCC